CGGCTAATGAACACACGTATATCGTTCGGCGATTCAACGAGGAGAAATCCAAGATGGAGAATCGCCAAACGTATTTTCGTAAAAACTACGACGAAAACGACAAGGTGGAATTTGATACGCTCGAAGGGATCACGGCTCGTGAAAACCTATGGGACATGATACGGACCCACGTCATCACAAACCCAGATTTTCATGCAGCTCTATCCTCACCCACCCGTACAAATTTTTATTTCCGGAGTTAGAAAGCTCGTTTCCATCGCAGATGGAAACACTGCCACGGACGGCGATCACCGGTCACTTCGTGACCGGTGACCTTGAGCGTCAGAATACACGTGTGAAAATATTGACAATCATCAGAATGACCAAATCAAAGCGTATGTTCGCCGAGATGCTCGTCCAGGCGCGAGGACACGGTGACGCCGACGAGATTGCAAAGACCATGTCACTCGTCGACATCATCTACGAAATGAAAAAGGAGGAGTTGAAGAAGGAGGAGGCCCCGTCGAAGGAGGCGCAGCCTCCTTCTCCGCTTGTCGTCGAAGAGAAAAAGGAGTCCCCGCCCCCGGTTGTTGAGGAGGAGGAACCCATGGTCATTGTGAAAATCAAAGACTTTTGGAGTCGTTTGACGCACGACTCGGATACAGACTAATTTCTAGTCTATTGTAATGAAAAATTGTCTCAAAGCAGGTTCAAAAAACAAGAAGTGTGTACGGGCTTTAAACAAAAAGGTGTTCAGTCTCCCTCGAAAGTTTTCGAAACTTCAGTGTCTCCTCGGCCCCATCAAAGGGTTTACGATGCGGGCGAGCTGTGCGCCGTATAAAAAGAAATGACGCTGATACACTATGGAAAAATGGCTCACAGACAAGGGCCCAGGGACACACGTCCTCATGGATGGTGGAATTCTTCAAGTTCCGTTTGAACAACTTGACGAATTTTACGTAGAGTGCGTACACGCGATACGGCTCGGCAAAAAGCTCTACGTGGTGGAGCAAAAGACTGACGTGTTCAAGTTTTTCGTCGATCTCGACTACAAGGGCCCCGAAGCGCTCCCAGACGAAGCTGTCCTCGAACTCGCCACGTTGATGCACTCCGTGGTCCAAAAGGGCCGATGTATCATAGCACGCGCCGAACCTCGAGTCGTGGACACACAAGTGAAGACGGGCGTACACATCCATTGGCCGGACGTTTTCGTGACCAAGTCTGAGGCGCTTGCTCTTCGGACTCGGATCCTTCTCGAGTTGCCCGACGATCCGGAATGGAGTCAGCGTATCGACGCGAGCGTATATGGTGGCTCGGGACTCCGAATGCTCTGGTCGCACAAACGTGAAAAGGGTGCGGACTCAGGCCCGTATACACCGTGGCGAGACATTGAAGGGAACACTTTTGATCCAGTCCCTGATGCTAAAATCCTGAAGCTCTTTGCACTCCGGACAAACGAAGTGTCCAAAGAGGCGGTCAACGTCGAAATCACATGCGCACCTCTGGAGCGTTTCATACGCAAATACCTCAAGGGCCAGGAACTGGCAAACGTTCGACGTGTCATGCGAAAGGGGAATGATCGAATCATCGTCCAGACGGATTCCAAGTACTGTGAGCGTATCCAGGGGGTACACAAGTCGAACCATGTGTGGTTTGGTATTACACGTGGGCGTATATGTCAGTTGTGTCACGACGACGACTGTAAGGAGCAAAAGTTTGTCGGACGGGAACATATTCTTTCTCCGAGTATAGTAGCCGAGTTACGCAGCAATGTTGCTGTGGATAATTCTACTTATGTGTCTATTTGTGATCTTGTTCCCGACTTTTGGTGGCAAGAAGAATCGGTTTCTCAGAGAGGTGCATCCGTACTCGGGTCTCGACCCTCAAACATGGGAGCTGCTCCAAAGTCATCTAGCGGTTTTCGAAAACCAAAAAGCAAGTCTCGATCAAAGAGCTGGGGGACTTTACCAAGCGATTGAGGATGTTCGTAACCTCGCTCTGTTTGTTCGCAGAGCAGATGACCACGAACACCAGGAAAAGCTCGAATCTATCGCCGTTCAGATGGGTGTCGAAGGTGAAACGACGTTATTCGAACTCGCACGCAAGAATGGACTGTACTTCTTTCCAAAGTACTTAAACGATTTAGCCCCTGAGAATACAGAGACTGATGTCAACCGCACAGGAGCAGCCATCGATGGGCACTTCCCAGACCCCAGAAGTCACGGCCAGTAAGCCGGTGACTCGTACGCGTTCCGGTCGCGCAGTCAAGGCTCCCGAGCGTTACACGCCTCAGGAGGTTTGCGAGGATGATTACGCCGATGACGATTACGATACGGAGGAGTCTGGGAGCGTTTCATCTGAGGTATCCTATGATACGGAGGATATCTCAAGTGAGAGTGATGCGGATGAGGAGGGGAACCTCGCTGGATTCATAGTTGAAGATAAAAGTAGCAGTGACTCTGAGAGTAATGGATCGGATGTTCGATCCGAGTCCGGTGAGACCGATGTTTCCAGTGACCGAGACGAACGACCCGCAGCAGCACCAACTCGTGGACGAGGTCGAGGCCGAGGAGCACCATCCTCAGCACGACGCACGCTCGTATTATGATCCGGGTCCCCGTGTTTTCCATCCTCAGAATCAGTCGGTTGATGTGCTTGAAAAAATTTCAAAAGAGACTATAATTCTTGTATTTGCTGCGTTTTTCATTGGGTTACTGTTGGGGAAGTCGCTGACGCCTGTGATTCTTAAGCACTGATTCCAGGCTGTTCGCCCAAAAATGGAGTGTTCGGTGAAGTCAGAGTTGGTATGTACTGACCTGAATCTGACATTATTGGACTGTTTTTAATATCGACTCCAGTGAGGTCTCCTGTCACGTTGAAACCGTAAGTTTGTGCGTTATCATTTGTGGCTTTTCCATTCTCATCGAAACCGTATCGAAGGTTGAATAATGCATTGGCACTTGCCGTCGTTTCAACTTCGGTTGGGTTGATGAGGTTTCCATTCACATCAATACCATAAACAGTTTTCATCATCGTTGTATTTTCGGGTACGGCGACGAGGTTACTTGTATTCGAAACAGTATCTCCTTCTGCTATCATATCAAGATCGTGGAAGGCGTACATTTGTGCCGACCCTCCATCAGACTGGTGTGGTACGAAATCGCCATACATTACGTTTGATGAAGGATCGCCCTGAATGAAATTGAGGATTGGATTTCCAGCCTGAATCTGGAAGTCCATCCCACCCATGTCTTTATATATCTGAGTCTGACTGTCAATCCGGACGACGTTGCTTGTCGAATCGACGTACGGGAGATTGTTTGACGTCGTCACCGTGTTTGAAATGTCATTCGTGTACGGGGGTAAAGTATTTTCATCACGCGGAGGAGCATACCCCTCTCTGCGTGCTGAAAGAATCACTATGGTCAAAACGAGTACGACAAGCGCTACCCACAATGACCAGTGCACTGTCTTCATCTATTTATTGTTTATGTTTTTTTCCAAGGGGTCGAGTCCGTTCAAGCCAATAGCCCACCTGATGCACTTCCAGCACCGATGGGCTCGGGTACTGGGCCGGCGTCAATCTGGACCACTGGCGCCTTGGCGCGCTCCTCCTCCTGCTGAACACGGCGACGCTCAATCTCCTCAGCGATACGGTCATCAGCAATCTTCACCAGCTCAGGCATCTCCTTGTCTGGAAACTCCTTCTTCAGATCCTCGATGAGCTCGGCTGGGTGAGGAATGGGCGGTACGTCGGGGCGAGTGTAGTACTTGGAGTTCTCATCCCCGGGCTCGATGAACGGCGTCGCTGACCCCTCGAGAGGCTTGGCGAGCATGTCACGCTTGCGCTTCTCAAACATGGATGCCGCCTGACGCTGATTCTCCTGGTACTTGGTCATAATCTCCTCCAGCTTCTCATTCTGGTAGTGGACGTTGTCAATCTGGAGACGGTCTGGGGGAATCAGTAGCCACTTGTACATGTCTACCACGTAGATGTCTACGAGCGCATCCTCCTTCTGCAGGCGCTTAGCGTGGCTCTCCGCATCATCCTTGGTGGCAAAGCAACCACGGATCTTCAGACCCAGCTGCTCATTCTTCTGAGGCATATCAGGTCCGACAATGGAAATCAGTGCAAAAAGCTGTCCTGGCACCGTCAAGTAATCCTGCTCAAGAGAACCCATTTAAAACTAAAAAGCGTCACTCTTTTAAGTGAATGGATCAACTCCGTAAACGCCACAATCAGGCGAAGCGTGACCTCATCAATCAATGGATAAAACCAAATTCCTACGTTCTCGATTGTGGGTGTGGTCGCGGTGGTGATTGGCACAAGTGGAAATCTGTCCGTGCTCGGGTCGCCGCCATCGACCCGGATGAAAAATCCCTCCAAGAGGCGGAAGAGAGGGCGTTGGACATTGGGTTCGGTGTGTGGTTTTTGGGTCGGGGGGACATTCGTCAGGCGGCGTTTGCGGGTCCGTTTGACGCGGTGTGCTACAACTTTTCCATTCAGTACATTCTCGGAGACCATTTCGAACAGAGTATCAAGGCGATCAAGTTGGCAGTCAAGCCAGGTGGAATCCTCATCGGCATCACACCCGAGAAAAGTCTCATTGAGGGTGTGAATTCCCCAGATGCACTCGGCAACGTCTTTGAGATTCACGGCGACAAGGTGCTCATGAGTCTGACGGATGGTCCGTTTTACGCAGACGGCCCCAAGTATGAACCCCTTCTCGATGGCAACGTCCTTCGTCAGGCACTCGAGCCCGAGTTTCGTTGTGTCGCATGGGGACCTATCGCTTCAGAACAGACGGGACTCGTCACCGACATTTATGCACAGTTTGTTTTTCTACGTATAGATCAGTAGGATGGCATCCGGAATCATACAGACGGGACTGCTCATCGTGACCCTCGCGGTTGCCGCGTGGAGCAGTCGCCGTGAAGCACCACTCATGACGGATCTTCGTCAGAGGTACGACGTGCTCTTGAACCACCTCAAGAACACTGAGGTTGTCGACCCTCGGTTCGCTCGCCTCAGGAAACGGTGTATCCTCACGGGGATTCATGGGTCCAGGATGAACAGAGGAACCATAGGCTATAACGTCAATAAAGGGTACGAGATTTACATCTGCCTGGACAAGGATGATATAAACTCGGCGATGAATGTCCTTATTCACGAACTGGCTCATGTCACAGTCGACGAGTATGACCACTCGGAGGCATTTTGGGCGTCGTTCAAGGACCTCAAGGCGCTGTGTAAAACCCTGGGTATTTATACACCCATCGAAGGGTCGCTCGAGTATTGCGGCATAATGATTCAGGATTGATTCGACACCAGTTTTTTTCTCACACCATTGTAAATGTCTGGTGGTATCGTTCAGCTCGTTGCAACTGGTGCTCAGGACACCTGGCTGACTGGTAAGCCAGAGGTTTCGTTTTTCCGTTCCAGCTACAAACGCTACACTCACTACGCCAACTCGTTCGAACGCCAGCTGATCCAGGGTAACCCTGCAGCTGGCAACATTTCCACGATCCGTCTGGAGAAGAAGGGTGACCTCGTGAATAGCATCTACATGATCGCCAAGGACTCAAACGCTGCTGTCATCCCCACTACCATTTGGACCAACGTCATCGACAAGATCGAGCTGCTCATCGGTGGTCAGATTGTCGACACTCAGGATATCACCTGGATGACGAGCGTCGAGCCCATCACCGGTGCTCAGAATTTCTCCCAGCGTTTCCTGAACCACAACACAGCTGGTCCTACAAACATCACCGCTGGGTTCCTGCCACTCAAGTTTTTCTTCTGCAAGGACTGGAATGTGTCTCTGCCCATGGTGGCGCTCCAGTACCACGACGTCGAGCTTCGTATCACGTGGGCGGCAGGTGTCAACACGGCGCTCCAGTACGAGGCGTGGACCAACTTTGTGTATCTGGACCAGGCGGAGCGTGAGTACTTTGCCAACACACCGATGGACATGCTGTTCACCCAGGTGAACCGCATTCCGATTGGCACTGCAAACATGCAGGAGCTGGCTCTGGCTCACCCCATCAAGTTCCTGGCGTTCCAGTCCAACAACTACAGCACGGTGTACGCATCATCCCCAATTACAGCCGCCAACTACCAGTTCAAGACGCAGATTAACGGCGTGGACATTGGCGACTCGCGGTCCATGCTCCAGTGGATCGACGTGCCCCAGTACTACTTCACGCCTTACGGCTACAACCACGGTGCCGGGACGGCGGCGTCAACCGCAAACGTCGCCATCATCTCATACTGCCTGGACACGTCAAAGCTTCAGCCGACTGGCACGCTGAACTTTTCACGCATCGATACCTACCGTATCGTCGCACCGGCCGGTGTCTCACTGAGCACCCTGGCTGGCGGTACTGGTCGCTACTTCTACGCTGTCAACTACAACGTCCTGCGCATCAAGGATGGCATGGGCGGAATGCTGTACTCGAACTGAGTGAAGAAATGCTTCCATCTACTTTTTGGGCGGTGGTTTAACAAACTTGTGCAGGATGAAAAAAACAACAGCCGCGATGAATGCGGTGGCGAGCATGCCCGTCGCTGAAAGGTCACCCGCGTCGCTCATAAACTTTGGAATCAGATCCGCCAATTTGTTCTGAACTGGCTTGGAGAATGCAGCGACTGCGGCAATGCCCGCGATCGCCGCGTTCAACTGCTCATCAGTCAGACCAAATGGGTTCTTTGAAGAGGAGGAGGAAACTGGGCCTGTGGACGCATTGTCCAGGCTCAGCGCTGCAACTCTGTTGTTCTGTGGGTTCTTGTACGGGCCGCCGCCCATGTCGAAATCAGCGCTCGGCACGACATCGGAAATTGGGGTTGAGAAATCCATTTCTATTTGAGGAGGTTTTATTTCGGCTTTAAACAACTCGGGTGCTTCAACCCCACGCGTCTGGTACTTTGGCTGAAGTTCATCCGGAAGACCGAACGAACTCTGCTGCTGAACTTGGTCCTGCTGCACTGGTTCCACCTGGGGAATATATTGCAGGATGTCGCTCGATCCATCGAAATCGAGATTCTCGATAATCATCTACTGTTTCCAGTGAAATCTTTTACGGAACGGGAACGCGGACCTTTTCATCTGCCAGGGCTGACCAAATATATAATGCCACATGTACTCGAAAACAAACCCAAGTTCTTTGTGTGTCTCTGGATGAACGAGTGCATCATACCACGTTTGCCAAGCTTTTAATGGGTATTTTGTAATTTCATCTCTTGATACTATAAATTGTCCACATGCATCTGTGAATAATGGTTTGTTTGGATACTTTTCAATGTAAGGTTCAAAGAGATACCAGTACTTGGCAATCTGTAAATAATAATCCGAATTTACACACGAAGGAGACGGTTCTCCTAACCACATTCCATTCAGAGTTACAAATCCTAAACGTTGAGCCCGATCAATCAATGTTAACATGTGCTCCTTGTGTTTTTGGTGATGAGATGTCTCATGACCATGGATGAATGCTATGTAATCTGGAAGGTTGTCCCAGTTGTCGATAATGTAACGTATATATGATGATGATTCATTCCCTCTGTTTGGAATAATGGTAGTGGGCTCGATAGCCGGTGGTTCTGACCCTTCGTGATCGATAAGAATCACAGGGTATTTTGATTTTTTAAGCCAGTTCAAATCCTCTTTCCAATGACTTGTCACTATAACAATGGTTGATTCTTTACGTGTAATCCATAAAAGTAATAACACTACCAATATAATCAGAAGCACTGTAAGCTTCATCTATTTATACTAAACCTTTTTAACAGTGACTCCCGGACGCCGTGCGCTCCCTGGTGGTGTTCCAGATGTGATCAGGGGGGCCGCAACGTGCCTCGGGTTGTAATTCTTCTGATGGTACTGCCACATAGCCTCCGAACCGATCCGAAACCCCTTGCGAATCGGTGCCTTGTAGTAGTAGACACAGTCCTCGATCCGGTTGGATTTGCTCGTGTTGTCGAGGACGAGACACTCGTAGTTTTCGGTACAGGCGTTCATCACCTGACAAAACATGTCGAACGTCGGAAAAACGCCAAAGAACGCCTTGTACAGACGCTCGCGATTCTGAATCACATTCTCACGAAGCACAAACACGTAATCGACGTTCGCGCGCAGGTCGGGAGTCAGATCCATACAGTACTGCATCGTGAGCAAAAAGAAGATTTTCCAGTGACGCCCGTTCATGAAACATTGTCTGATGCACGTGTCCTTCATGAACGCCTTGTCGTACATGCAATCGTCCAGGAGCAGAAAGGCGCTCGATTTACCACCAGCTGACACGATTCGTCTCTGGCGCTCGAGAACCTTTTCGATGGCATCTCGCTTGTAATCGCCGTAGATGAACAGGTCGGGGATGAACTGCTTGTAGTAGTGGTTACCATCCTCTGTACCAGACATGACGATACCGACGGGCAGGTGTCGCTTGTGATACATGATGTCCGTCACGAGCGTACTCTTGCCTGTGCCGCGCTTGCCAATGAACACACACACTTTGTCGTCGCCAATCTTACTCGGGTCAAACTTTTTGAGTTGTAGATTGGTCATTTCCTGATATGGTACTGGGTTTTTTCCGCAGCTTAAAGACGCAGTCTTTTAGTAACGTATGGAGGAATCTGCGATTGACATCTTTTTGCCTGTACTCGAGTCCTCTGTGGTTCTCGCAGCACACTACGCCAAGGCGACCGGTCGCGACTGTGTCACCGCAAAGGACATATGCTATGGACTCATGTATGCCGCCAGGACAGTCACTGGCAAACAGGTTGGGTCCTTGTTTCCAGAAGTGTATGATGAAGAGTCAGACGAGGAAGAGGAAGAGGAGGAGGAGGAGGAGGAAGAATGGATCCGGTACGAAGGCACGGACAACGAACACGCCATCAAGATGAACGAATGTGCCGATACATGGGACGCGTGGGAACCAGAGAGTCCAGCAGAGCACGCGTTGAAGAGTGCAGTCAATAAAGCAATGGAACAGTATGTATGAGCTCTTTGAAGAGGAAGAGGAAGAGTATGAAGACGAGCTGGTTCCCAGGGTCAAGTACTCTGTGATTCTCCAGAAGGAGGATTATGAGGATGATGACGAGGAGGAGGATCCATTGCCGTACGTCGACCTCGGTCCAGGGTACTACTTTTTTGACCAGGAGTGACGGACGCCAGAAGGGCGAAGCCCTTCATTCTCAGACCGCTGCGCGGCGGTGTCCTTCGGACACCTGACTCTTGAACTTTTTTTCTTCAGATAAAGTAAAATGTCCGGCATTGTATCCACAGCAGCAGGCACCTTTGCTCCCTCTGTCTCCGCGGGTTTCTTCTTCGCGACTGCCATCGCGTGGATGGACGTGATCCGCTACGCCATCTCTCAGCTGGTGAACGTCAGCAAGAACGGCGGCGGCTACTACCTGATGAGCGCCATCTTCACGACGCTGCTCTCCGTGATCGTGCTCATGATCCTGGCTCGTCTGCAGGGTGTGTCGTACTACAAGTCCACCGCCGACAAGCAGTAAAAATATCACCTTAATTCAATGAAAGTACTCGACTTGACCCTGTGGGATTGGCTTCTCGCCTTCACTGGGTCAGGACTCGTGGGGTACGCTCTTAAACTCAAAGGAGCCCAATCGTGGGGGATCTTCCTCCTCGCTTGGATTCTCATCGGTATGCTCGTGTACCGGTTCTTCGGTGTTCAGCAGCC